TGTGAATTCGTTTAAGAAACGTGAACGACTGCCAGGTGACTTTAATGAATTTGTTTCTACACTCGGTCAGCAAGACCGTGATCAGTTGAAGTTTGGCCGTAGTATTAATGCGAGGAAGAACTGGTTTAAAGTGTTTTCTGGCCCGATATTTAAACAGATTGAACATGCCGTTTTTTCTAGTGTTGATCGTGAATTTGGATTTAGTCCATTTATAAAATATGTGCCTGTTCCACAACGCACACAAGTTATATGTGACTCGATTCAGCGGCCTGGCTCTTTTTATGTTCAGACAGATCACAGCGCTTTTGAGGCTCACACCACTCGTGAACTCATGGAATGTATTGAAATGCCATTATATTACTATATGACACGTAATCTGCCATATGGTCATGTGTGGTATGATATAGTCCATTATGTTATGACCAAATCTGTTTGGTCGGTATATAAAGGCAAGCTAAAACTGCGAACAGAACCAATGCGGTACTCTGGTGAAATGTGTACATCTCTTGGCAACGGCTGGACAAACTATGTTTTGATGAAGTTTGTGCTTCGCACTCATAATTTGATGGGCCGCGGTTTTGTCGAAGGTGATGATGGCATTTTCCAGGTTAGTGGTATGGTGGATGCCGCTTGGTTTAAAGAGTTGGGATTTAATGTAAAGCTTGAAATGGAAACAGACCTGGGAAGATGTGGGTTCTGTAGCCTTAATTTCGGGCCGGACGGTCAAAATGTTCGGGAGCCAAGGGAGGTTTTGGCTGGGTTTGGTTGGTCGTTTAGTGACTGTAGACATGGCGGAGATGTGGTTTGCAAGGGCCTCTTACGAAGCAAAGCCTTCAGCTTGCTCTATGAGATGCCTAATTGCCCCATATTGACTGCTTTTGCTCTTATGGTGCTGCGATCCACCCAAGGTGTGCCACTACGGTGGGACAAGCATGATGTGAAGTATAAGAGTGCACAAGTTTACGCGTTCATCCAAAAACACGGGGAGAATGCGGTTTTGAAACTTGCCAATCGTGAATGCACCACACATCAACGCAACTTTGTTTGGGAGATGTATCGAGTTCCTGCAAGTCTTCAAAAGCAACTCGAGGTTTACTTTGATGGTATTAGCTCCGTACAAAGACTTGAATCACCCCTATTGCAAAACCTCTTTCCAAATCTCTGGTATGAATATGCGAAGCGGTACACATATGAGGTGCACGCTGGCATATCCTGGAATGTAGTTCAACTGATGCAGAATATTTAATAGGGTTAAAAGCCCCTTGTGGGTAACAGGGTAAAGTTGTGAAACCCGACCAAGTGGCGCTGGTCCCCATGTGAGCAATAGTCGATGTTTCATCTTATGCGTTTGGTCTGCAACCATTTGCAAGTGGAACATCTGCGAAATGGAAACCCATTTTATTTGAGCGCAACCAACCTTAAAGGTTCTGGGTCTGGCAACCCAGCGTTGGCAGCTATGCACCAGGGTTGTACCTGGCGGCGGGGTCTCTTTGAGATCGCAAATTACTGAGCTTTATGTGTGGTGGAGAGG